AAACCCTAATAGAAAAGCAACCCAATAGCAAGCAATTACCTGTAAAATATAAGTCATTTTATTCCCCCAAGTTAAACCGCATGACTAAAGCATGGAAAAATTCTTGCTCTTTTTCTTCAGCCTTTACACCGTCAAGCCATTGATTAATATGCCGTGTTGTCGTCTTGCTAAATTTATAGCTAGTTTTATAATAGCGTAACCCTATTTCACAAGCGACAGGTGTTTTATAACTGAATAGCACTTTCATGCCATTACATACAAGCAAAGTTTTATTTGCTCCCATCGGTTTTAATTCAAGCATAATATGCCCCTTTCGTTTACATAATAATCGGTTTCTAAAGATTCTATTTCTAGACAGTTATAATATCTAAAAATCTGTAATAGTGCAAATTGCATTTCACCCATGATTAAACCCCTTTAAAATTGTTGAAATACATAATGAGGTAAGCCGTCATTACCATCAAAAAAGCCTAAAAAACTAGTGTTATCTTCCAAAAAATCACTGACAGCTACATCGTCATCAATAGAATAATTTTGACGCAATTCTACTTCTGTCATTTCAGCAAAGTCACAACAAATGCCAATAACATCTAATTTTATATGCCCACCGGTTTCATCTTCGTATTGCTCAAGATAGTCAAAAATGATTTTCTTTGCTTCATAGCTAAATTGATTATCTCGCCCCATGCTATTGAAAGCGTCACAAAACCTAAAAAAATTAACTTCGATATACATGATAAACCCCTTTTATAAAATCATTAAGAAAAACACTAACCCTAAAAATGCTACCACAAAAACTAAACCTTCGAAAATATTTTTTAACATGATAACCCTTTCTATATTAAACAGACTAACCAGAGATAAGCCCGATTGCTCAGGCTTATAACTTGTTATTCTATACAGTTTTGAAATGCTTATCGTAAATTGATTTATCAGCTTGATTTCCCTTTACTTGTTCAACCTTGCCTCTTGGTGAGATATAAGCCCAAAAATCAATTCTTGTTTCATACCAGCGAGAATCTTTTGCATTAGTGATATGGATTAAGATTGTTTCAGTATTTTCCATTAAATGAATGTTAATAACAGGACTAATCTCAAATACAGGCTTTCCGCAATAATAGTTGATAACAGAATTAAGTTTTGCAATCTTTCTTTCTTGGTGCTTAGTCATTTTACTTTCTCCTTAACAGTTGCTTAAAATTTAATCAATCTTGCTTTGTTTCGTGTTCGTGAATGCATTTTATCAATATTCAAAAAATTGTCAATAGGTTTTTTTAATTGTATTTTTTAATCAAAAACAATCTATTCATAAATAAAATTTATTGATTATTTACCCTGCTTAATTCTGTAATGTAAATTACAATAATCTTTTTACAATTCAATGTTTTAATTTGTCAATATGCTGAATGGTATATATGCCCATGGATTATGCTTAGGTGCACCACGCCAATCTTCCCCATTTTACATAATATAGTTGACTAATTTACTCAAGTATTATTTTACATAATAACAGACTAAACGATAATAATAATTATTCTCATTAAGGGGGGGGGTGTCTTTGATTACATAGGAATATAATTATGTACCACAATAATTATACGAGAAGGAAAATAGATACTAGTATTATATTCTTCATTCTAAAATAAAAAAAAAATTAATGATTTTACGTATGGACATTATTGTCTACAAATGATATAATATATGGGTAGAGTGAAATAATGCTCTATAACTTTAACTCAAGGAGAATAATATGTGGACTAAACCATCAGCTTTGGAAATGCGTTTCGGTTTCGAAGTAACAATGTACGTTATGAACAAGTAGTAAACATACTGCTATTTCTTACATAAAGGGGGCTAAATGTCCCTTTTTCATTTTATTAAGGGTAAGGGCTAGACAAATGTGCTCAAGTTGCAGGAAAGGCATTGTAGCAACTTTCGCATTGTTGGGGAAAGGGGGGCTGAAGGACAAAATGGGGGATAGGGGTATCCATTATTTAGCAGGGGGATAATTATTAAAATATAAACAGCCTATTATTATATATAATTATATTGTTTTATTATTATATTATTATTATATAATTATATTATTATTATTTATAATTATTATATTATTATAATTTAAAATAACACAATTTTAATAAAAAGTCAAGTAATTTCTTCACTCTGTTCCAGAAATCTTAAATAATTGTTGACAAATCCTGTTTTATATGATATAATACTCTGTATAAAATATCAAAAGCGGATGCTAACGTAAAAGTGTGCCAATTTTACATTGGTTGGTTGTTAGACGTAGCGAGTAGATAATCTATTCCTTGAAGGGTAAAATGGATAAAAACATTGACATTGAGGTTATCGCTGTTGAGGCTGTTGAGCAGCCAAAGAAAAAACGTGGGGGTCATAGACCCGGTGCTGGAAGACCAGCTTTAGTTCGTTTAAACAAAGAACGCATGGCACAAGGGCTTGAGCCCATCTTGCCGGGGAAGAGTTTAAACAAGAAAGTAACCAAGCGTAAGAGTAATGCCATCCTGCCTGAAAGCAAAAAGGCTAGAGCACAAGAAGTGCTGGCTGAGATGCTGGGGAGAAAGAGTAAGTACATTGTCCAGAAAGTGTTAGACAAAGCTCTGGATGATGAAGACAAAGACCAAATGGCTTGTCTACAGCTTGTAATGGATAGGGTGTTGCCAAAAGACTACTTGGCTAAGGCTAAAGGGAAGAACAATCAAATCTCCATTCAAATTATGGGGGTTAATGAAACTGTTATACATTCCTCTGAACAAGAAGATGAAGCAATAGATGCTGACTTCGAGGAAGTAGACAATGACTAGTTTAGCAGTAAAGCTGCATGAGAAGCAGTTGGAGATTTTCAACGACAATCATCGTTTCAAAGTAGTGGCTGCTGGTCGACGTTTTGGTAAGAGTAGATTGGCTGCTTGGCTACTTCTCATTGAAGCCTTGAAGAGTCAGAACAAAGATGTGTTCTATGTAGCACCTACCTACCAACAAGCAAAAGACATTATGTGGGGTGTGCTTAAAGAGCTTGGGCATGAGATTATAGCCACTGCTCACGAAAATACCTCTGTGTTGACATTAGTCAATGGTAGAAAGATTTATTTAAAAGGGGCTGACCGCCCAGACACACTGCGTGGTGTGGGTCTAGCTTTCTTAGTAGTCGACGAATATGCCGACATTAAGCCTAACGTCTGGGAACAAATTTTAAGACCTGCTCTAGCTGACGTACAAGGTGGTGCGGTGTTCATTGGGACACCTAAAGGTCGTAACCATTTCTACGAGATGTTCAAGTATGCGGAGACAGGTAAAGATGAACAGTGGACTTCTTTTCATTATACGTCTTACGATAATCCTCTTATTCCTCAGTCTGAAATTGAGGCTGCGAAAAAGTCGATGTCAAGTTTTGCGTTTCGCCAAGAGTTTATGGCGTCATTTGAAGCAGCTAGTCGAGACATCTTTAAAGAAGATTGGATTGAGATAGACGATGAGGAGCCAAATGATGGTAGATATTTTATTGCTGTTGACTTGGCTGGTTTCATCAATGTAGACAAAGAATCTGGCAACAAGAATAAGAAGCTGGATGAGACAGCCATTGCTGTTGTTAAAGTGCATGAAGATGGATGGTGGGTAGCTGACATCCTGCATGGTAGATGGGACATCAAGGAAACTTGTAACCAAATCATGAAGGCTGTAGTTAAATATGAACCTGTTGCCGTAGGCATCGAAAAAGGGAGTTTGAAGAATGCTGCTCTACCTTATCTCATGGACCTTATGCGTAAGTATAACCAGTATTTCCGCATTGATGACGTTACGCATGGCAACCAAAAGAAAACAGACCGTATCGTGTGGGCACTGCAAGGACGGTTCGAGCATGGGAAGGTAGTGCTTAACGAAGGGGAATGGAACAATGAGTTTATTGACCAACTTGTAAACTTCCCTAACTCAATGATGCACGATGACTTAGTGGATGCCTTGGCATACATTGACCAGATTCAAATTGTGGAATACTTCCAAGATTATGAAGAAGACGAATACGAACCATTAGACGCAATAGCAGGATATTAAGAGGGAAAATATGCAAAACAAACTAGTTGATTGGGTAAATGAGTACATCTCTGAATGGAGAGACCATAGGGACT